TGTGTTCATTGCGGCACAGGTCACTGGCACTACTTCAACAATCACAATACCTTCAACAGCCAAGGTGGGTGATCTAGCCTTGTTGTTTGACACATCAGCAACCACAACCAATACTATTCCTAGTGGATGGACCAGCGTTAGTGGAGTAACCACCACAGGCATTAGACAAAACATCAGTAGAAAAACATTAGTGTCAGGAGATATTGGCGCTACTATAACGGGCATGGGTGGAACTACTAGAAAGATATTGTTGTTGTTTAGACCCAATGGACCTGTGACCACATTGACCGTCAGCACACCTACAAGTCAAGCCACTACAGCCACACCTAACAATCAAACAGTCACAGCAGGTGCAAGTCCATCAACAACACCAGTGATAAGTTTTTGGTGTGGTAGTAGCACTGGCAGTCCTGTGGTCACACTAGCAGGCACTACACAAGTAACCAGTATATCTACCAGCGGCATTAGAGTGGCCTATAGACAATGGAACAGTGGTCAAACACCAGCAAACCAAACAGCCTCAATGGATGATTCAGGCACTAACGCATTTCAAAGTTTCTTTGTTAGATTTGCCTAAAGTTTTTTCGTCTTTTTCTAGGGTTTTCTTAAGTTTAGGTTAAATACTGTAGTGACACTAACTGAGTGTCTTACTCAACCCTTAAGGAGATTCATATGTCGGCTAGTTCAGACTACCTAGAGTTAAAACTCTTAGACCATGTGTTAGGCAACACTGCATTTACACAACCCGCAAACATCTATGTGGCATTATTCACTGCCAGCACAAACTTAGAAAGCAACAACCCAAGTGCAGAAGTATCAACAAGTGGCACAGCCTATGCTCGTCAAGCAGTTAGTTTTGCCAACGCTGCCAGCGGTTCATGTGCTACTGATGCAACAGTGACATTCCCTGTGGCCACAGCAACATACGGCACAGTTACACACATTGCCATTGTTGACCACGCAACCAACACAACTTGGGGATCAAACGTCAATGTGCTGTTTTATGGTGCATTGACCACAAGCAAGCAAATCGATACCAATGACCAATTTATCATTAGTTCTGGTAATTTAACAGTAACATTAGCCTAATAGACATCAAGTATAGGACTTGGACTCCCTATACTTGACAGGCAACTTTAACCCGTGGAGCAAGTCACATGTCAACAATCGTAACAAGAGCAAGTAAAGGCTCAGCATTAACCTGGACAGAAGGTGATGCAAATTTTACCAATCTTAATGATGACAAATTAGAAAACATCGTTGAAGACATTACCCCGCAACTAGGCGGCAACTTGGATGTTCAAGCAAATTCAATTACTACCAGCACAACAGATGGTGATATCAGCATTGAACCCAACGGCACTGGTATTGTTATAGCACAAGCAGATCTTGTGGTAGGCTACGGCACCACAGCAGCCAATGTCAGCAGTGCAGGCGCATATGACCTAGTGCTCAGCACCAATGAAGGCACTAACAGTGGCACTATCACAATTACAGATGGCACTAATGGCAATATCACAATTGAACCCAACGGCACTGGCGATGTTCACTTGGTCACTGATGCCGTGCGTGTTGGTGATTTGAATACAGAAGCACGAATTTCAACATATGGCACTGGCAATTTGGTATTGACCACCAATGAAGGTAATGATCCTGATCCCACAATCACCATAGGCAATGGCGCCAATGCTAATATCACATTGACACCCAGTGGCACTGGACAAACTGTGCTGAACAGCATTGAATACTCAGAATTCATACACAGTCTAGGCACAACATCAGGCACAGTGGCACCCAATGTGGCCAACGGCAATGTGCAGACCATAACACTCAATGGTAACTTGACATTGAATGCATTTACCTCACCAGTTGCTGGTCAGTCATTGACACTGATCATCAACACCAACGGCACAAGCAGAACATTGACCAGCACTATGAAGTTTGCTGGCGCAAGTAAGACATTGTCAACAACCAACACCACTGATATTATTAGTGTGTTTTATGATGGCACTAATTATTGGGCTAGCCTTGCGAAAGGATTTGCATAATGCCACTAGGAGCATTTAGAGTAGCCAGTTACACCTTAGGTGGCGGAGGATCGGGCAGTGCTCAACAGGTTGTGGCTAGTGGTGGCACTACCTTTGATGAAACCATTGGTGGCACACTGTATCGCATACACAGATTTAACACAACTGGCGCTAACACATTTACAGTCACTGGTGCTGGAACCATTGATGTTGCCTTAATTGGTGGTGGTGGCGGTGGTGGTGGCACACCTGGACAAAGTGCCAATGGTGCAGGCGGTGGCGGTGGTGGTGGTGCTGTGGTGTTTCAGACTGGCGTTGCTGTTACTGCACAAAGTTATAGTCTAAGCGTAGGCGCTGGTGGAACGGCTGGCACTGCAACTGCTAGAGGCGGCAATGGTGGCAACACTACTGGCTTTACCTATACCGCAGGTGGTGGTGCTGGCGGCGGAACACCTAATAATACTACAAATAATAATGGTCGTGATGGTGCTAATGGAAGTTCTGGCGGTGGCGGCGGATATTGGTCTGGTATTGGCACAGGCGGCATTGGTGGCACTGGATCAAGTCCTGGAAATAACGGTGGTAACTCTAACACATCAGGACAAAACGGTGGCGGCGGCGGAGGCCGTGGTGGCACTGGCGTAAATGCTACATCAACTAACGGTGGTAATGGCGGCGCTGGATTTAGTCTTGCTAGTTCATTTGGAACAACAGTAGGCGTCAGTGGTGTATTTGCTGGTGGAGGCGGTGGCGGTCTTGGTGGAGGCACTGGATCTGCTGGAACTGGCCAAGCAGGTGGTGGCAATGGCGGCGCTAACAGTGTTGGTAGTGCGGCAACTGCAAATACTGGATCTGGTGGTGGCGGAGGTGGCACATTCCAATTTGACAGAGCAGGTGGTGCTGGCGGCTCTGGTATCATTTTAATAAGATATCCAATCTAAGGAGCGAACATGGACCAATATTACATTGATGATGACTACTACACACCGGATGGATACTTTGCCTACATAGCAGAAGCACAAGCAGAACCATTTAGTCAATTTACACTAAGTGCCTCGGGTGATGTCATTGGTGGCAACAATGCAACATTGGATGTCATTGCTAACTTAACCAGTGCCGCAACAAGACGCAGACTTAGCACAGCATCATTGACAGTTGCAGCCAGCACACTGACAGCGGCTGCTAAAACCAGTAGCACCAGTGCTGATTGCTTGACCACAGCCTCAATGACTGTGAGTGCTAGAAAAGTCAGCACTGCTTCATTGACATTGAGTTCAGCGTTCAGTGTTGCGGTGCAGTATTCCGCACCAAGATTTGCCAGTGCTGGTTTAAGCACTGCTTTCACTGTGAGTGTTGCGGGTGTAAGAAGAGAATTTACCAGTGCATCAATCAGCACAGCCGCATCCTTAACTGCCAACAACACAAGAACACGTGGTGCAGTGAGTGCTCTAAGCACCAATTTCACAGTAAGTGCTGATGGTCGTCGTGCAAGAACCAACACAGCCACTCTGAACACAGTGGCTAATCTCACTGCCAGTGCTAGAGTAATCAGAGGCATCAGTTTATCAATTAATAATGTTTCACAAGTTATTGCAGATGCACGAAAAGTTGTAAGTCCAAATGCATTCTTAGTGGCCAGTGGTGGTGTGTTGTCAGTGGCTGATATCTTAAACATTGATGATGCATTGACCTACACTGTGGCGCAAGAAACAAGGCAGTTAGTTATAACTGAGGAGACCAGATTGTCTTCCGTAGAACAAGAAACAAGGATACTTATTATATGAGCACACTAGAAATAACCGGATATCAAAGAGATACGCAAGGTATCTACATCAACAAAGATCCCAACGCTAAACTGACTTACACATTCGAATGGAGTGAATGGTTACCTGCTGGCACAGCACTCAGCGCAGTAAGTTATAGTCTGCAGGTTCGTGCCAATGACCCAACACCATTGGTCAATCACAGCAGTGGCATCAGTGGCACAAAAACTTTTATCACTCTCAGTGGTGGCGGCGTGGGCAAAGTCTACACAGTCACAGCACAGATTACCTTGGACAATGGCAACATTGACCGCAGAAATTTCCGTGTGCGTGTTGAGAATCGTTCAGCCTAATGCCACTAAGCCAGCCACAACAAACTATCGTAGAAGACCAGCATCGCTTTAAAGTAGTGATTGCTGGTCGTCGTCTAGGCAAGACTACATTGGCAATTCGTGAGATTTGCCGTCACGCACGGCAACCCAATGTTGATGTGTGGCTAGTAGGACCAACTTATCGCAGTATCAAGATGGTTGCGTGGAAAGCATTAAAACATAAATTGCAAGATCTTCGTTGGGTCAAGAAAGTCAATGAAAGTGAATTGCAGATTACACTTAAGAATGATTCAACAATCAGTCTCAAAGGCGCAGACAACAGAGACAGTCTGCGTGGTGCAAAACTAGCATTCTGTGCCATTGATGAGATTGCTGATTGTGATCCAGAATTATTCCCAGAAATTATTCGTCCAGCCCTAGCAGACAGTGAAGGTGGTGCACTAATAATTGGCACACCCAAAGGCAAGAACAATCATGCCTATGAACTTTACTGCATGGAAGAAGATCATCCAGATACATGGAAATCATTTCAATACACAACTGCACAAGGCGGTTTTGTCAGCGAGGCAGAACTTGAGGCGGCTCGTGCTGAAATGGATGCCAGAACCTATAAACAAGAATTTGAAGCCACTTGGGAAACATTCCAGGGTGTGGTTGCTTACAATTTCTCAAGAGAACATAACATAAGACGTTTGGAAAATCCAGACACAAAAATACTGCACATTGGCATGGACTTTAACACTAGTCCAGTAACAGCAGCCATTTATGTTCAACAAGGTAGGGAGATGTATCAAATTGACGAAATCCATATGCTTAATTCTAATACCCAAGAAATGGCGGACGAAATATCTAGAAGATATTCAAAGAGCACGATCATCTGCTACCCAGACCCCAGCGGAAATCAGCGCAAGACATCAGCGTCGGGTGCCACGGATTTTACAATCTTACGCAACGCAGGCTTCACAGTCCGTGCCCCAAGTAGACACAATCTCGTCCGTGACAGAATAAACAGTTACAATGCAAGACTGTGTAGTTCGGATGGCGTTAGACACCTCTTTATTGACCCCAAGTGTAAATATACAATAGAGAGTCTTGAAAAGTTTTGTTACAAAGAAGGAACACAAGTTCCCGATAAAGGACAATGGGATCACATGTTTGATGCGGCTAGTTATTGCATTGATTTCATGTTCCCAATAAAACGAGAACGCGAAGAAACACCTCAACCCAAGCGTTGGACACACCAAATAGGATAATAGGAAAAAGATATGAATCAAACAATGATGCAACAGTATATGGATGCCGTCAGCACCAATATGCTTTATACAAGAAATCAAGACGCTTGGGAGTTCTTACTCTACAGTTACATGGGTGGAGAAGAATACAAGAAAGCCGCGTATCTCACACGCTATGTCAATGAAACAGATGGCGAATACGCTGGTAGACT